GAACTTAACTAAAGGAGAAATTATGCTAACAGATAAAACATTTCTTATTAGCACTCTGATTGGTTTTATGACCATGATAGGAGCTACTACATTTTACAAATACAGTGAATTACAAGCTATCAAAAGTAATATTGAGTCTGCAATCGTGAAGGGAATTGATCCAGTTGCAGTTCGTTGCGCATATGCAAATGTAAAAGATGTAGTTTGCGTAGCCTATGGAATTGCAAACCATCAATTACCGCCATCTAAAAAGTGATGAATAACCCTACATCTAGTAGGGGCTTCCAGAAAGTGCTTGTCTTTTATTCGATTTTAGGGCATAATTAAGCTGTAAAATTGAAAGGGTTTTACTATGAAATTTGTAATTGGTCTTGTTTTGGGATTTTTGATTGCAACTGCTGGGTTCTCAAATCTTGCAACTTTTGCAGATAGACAGGTAGATGCAGCCAAATCGCTAGTTAAGGATAATGTGAAATGAAAGTTTATATTATGCTCGCACTTTTGGTATCATCAAACGCTATGGCGTATGATTTTGAATCTGAATGGGCGAAATTTGAAAAAGATTTTGCGAAACTGCGAACAACTAAAGCTATTGAAAATAGCGGAAATCTTCCACTTAAATCTAATTTACCAGAAATAAACACTGACATTCCCTCAATTCAGTTGGTTGATCCAAAATCTCCTCTTCGACTAGGTAGATCTTTGCAAGACCCTGTGATGCGAGATAAAATGATAAAACTTTATAATAAACCTGATACTGTTGTATATTCTTTAACCTTGGATTAATATATTATGAAAAACTTTTTATTTGTTATTTTAACTGCTGGATTGATATCAGCGTGTAGTAGTACTAAAACTGTTGATGTAGAACCAGTCTCAAAGGATGCTATTAAATATACTCAAGAATTCGGTAGAGTAGAAGTAACCTTTAACGATAAGGGTGAGTGGGAATCTATAAAATCCACAGCCACTGCAGCAATATCTCTTAGTGACAATGCTGCTCTTGAACAGTCTATGAATTTAGCTACAATGCGTGCAAAACGTAATATAGTTGAATTTATGCAGTCTGATCTTCAGTCAAGTAAACTTACAGATACTATAACTAATGCTTTATCCAAAGATATATCTTCTGAGGACAATAAATCTCGTGAACGTGCTGGAAATATTGCAACTAAAATTCAAGAAAAAATTATCGTACAGGCAGACGGTATTGTTAGAGGAGCATATGTGTCTGAGCGAAAAATATCTTCAGACAAAACAATGGTTGTTGTTACTTTAGAAGTCACAAAACGATCTATGTTGGCATCTTCCAAAATTCGTAATTCAATGGCGCAATGAAACATTTAATTTTAACATTGGTATTATTCGCCAGTGTTTCTGCGGCTGAAGAAGTTACTGTTACTGGTTATGGAACCACATATGGTTCTGCCATTGATAATGCCAAGATAATGGCATTAGAAGCAGGTGCTGGAACTTTTATTATAGGTGAATCTACTGCTCGTAATAATATCATAACAGAAAACATAGACCAATATAATGGTGGGGTTATAACAAAATACAAGATTGTTTCTTCAAACAAGAAACTTTCTGGTTATGAAGTCACGATTGTCGCAGATGTTGTTCCCAAAAATAACAATGTTATCAAAACACAACCCTCAACCATGCATATTAATTATGATGAGTATGAGCAGCGTGAGAAAATTGTAAATCGTTTAAATAATGTTGGGAAGGCGATCCATGCTCAAGTATTGAAACCATCTTATAAAATCGGTCAGACCGAAACAACAATTTATAGTAAAGTTGTGCTCACCTGGCAACCGAAATGGGTCTCAGATATGAGATCGTTTACCTCTGTGATTGCCGATAAGGGTAAGACAACCAACAATATTTACGATAATGTTTCTGGTTCTATAATTAGTACTATGATAACTCGTATTGGTCTCGGTGGTGCAATATTTGGGGCAGCTTTAGATTCAACAGCGAAACAACATTCACCTCAAAATTCTGACACGATGATGGTGTGTTTTTCTGACACGTCAAATTTATCATTTGACTGTCACAATTTAAATGTAGACATTTCTTTTCCAAGAAATCCAAAATTAGTATTGATTGGTAATATTGGAGACAGAAGTGTAATTTTACACGAACAATATTTGGATGCTGCTCTATATCGCTATGTAAACGCTGGAGAAAATGTGTCAAACACTGCCTTTATCCGTTCCAATTATAAAACAAAATTTTACAATCCATCATTTGTTATTTACGAACAAGAATCACAGACTGTGGACTTGACTTTTAATGTAGAAAATAGTATAATTAAGTCTGTTAAGTCTATTAATGTTTATTTGAAATAATCATGCAAATAATTTATACTTCGATTAAAAAGAAAAAAGCCAAAAAACCAAACGCTAAGCAGCGGGAACTTGCTGCCGAATGGGAGGCTATACTGAAAAAGTATGAGACTAAACCCGCACGAAAATCAGCCCAACAAAGTTTAAAACCATTACATCAAGTAAAACCATACATTCGTGAAACCGAAAAGATCAATAGTCTCCCATTTACTGCTGGTCCATGTTTCAAACCAATAGATAAAGTTTATACTGGAACCATGATTAAAGGTATCGGTACAATGCATAAGTCCAATGCTGTACCTATTTTTTCAGACGAACAGGCAGTAGAAATTGCAACAATGCGTAGAGGATAATTATGAATTGGATTGAACAAAGAAATGAACTCATAGTCAAAAAAATGAAATTAGATAAATTCTTCTCTATATTTCTTGAGAAATTTGAAAGAAAAATGGATCCTGATAATACTGAGACTGATATTTGGAAATTATATAAATCAAAACTCAAGGAATACGATAAAATATCATATGGAATTAGAACTGCAGATTATTGGATCTCTAAAAATGTTTAAAACAGCTAATGAGTTTTCTCTTTATATTGAGCGTATTGTTCGAGATAAAAAGATAAATTATCTGGAAGCTGTTCTTGAATATTGTCAAGAAAATTATCTTGAACCAGACGACATCACTTCTTTGATTAATAAATCTTTAAAAGATAAAATTGAAATGAATTTTCGTGAATTAAATTATCTTCCAAAACAAGCAACATTAGATGTATAATGGATGGATTCAAAGCATACCGTTATTACCTAGCAATCAAACTTCACTTCACTACTGACAAATTCAATGTGTTTGAAAACCGTGGTAATGTCCGTGGAACACGTGAAGCATTTAATGCTCGTAATGATAGATACATTTTTGAAAAGATAGCAAATAAAAAGTTAAATGACAAAGATATTATCCAATATTTTGTTGCAAATTTTGCATACTTTAAAGAAAACTCAATATATGAGGGTAAGGAAGCAGAAGATAATTATATTCAGTGGATGAAAAGAAAACAATCGATAACAAAAACATTTATTGATGACCTGACATCTATTTTACATTTTGTTGAAACGAATAAAGTTAACAACTCTGCAGTATTTGAATTTACAGACAATGAATATCCTCTGGCATTAAAGATGTTTATCGGTGGTAAAATTACAATTGAATCTTTAAGAATTATTGATGATTTTATTGGTGTTATTGACAAATGGAAGGATCACCCAACTGTGAAGTATATATGGGATGATGAAATTAGACGTATAACAAAGTTGAGTGGGTTTGTGAAATACGATAAAGACAAACTTGGTAAAATATTTGCAACATTTAGAGAAGAAATCTAAGAGTAGTATATGGGTAAGACCTATTACAAAAATTCTCGTCGGTTTGACGATGATATGCCTTCTGGTCGTTCAGGCAAACACAGTAAACATGCTAGCGGTAAGAAAACTGCTGGTATGAGAACACTAAATAGTTATGTTGAAGATAATTATGACGAAGTTACATTTGACCAAGATGATGATTTAGAGTATAATTATACTTCGACAGATACTGATACAAAATCTTAATACTCCGTTAATACGAAAGGAAATACAATGGATATTCAATCACTACGCAAAATGCGTAACAACGACTTCGGTGCAATTTCTTCTGCATTCGAGAAAGTCGCAAATCCCCAAACTGAAACCAAGTCTTACGTTGATGATCGCTTCTGGCGTCTAGAAGGTGATAAGGCTGGTAATGGTACAGCAACTATCCGATTCCTACCACGTGTAGAAGGTGATGAACTCCCATGGGTTCGTATCTTTTCTCATGGATTCCAAGGTCCAACTGGTAAGTGGTATATCGAGAACTCACTCACTACTCTTGGTGAGAACGATCCTGTTGGTGAGTTGAACACTCAACTTTGGAACTCTGGTTCTGAAGCCAATA